CGTCTGAGAAATAGATCCTGTTAGGTTCATTCGCTCCGGAAGCTACAAACAGACGCTCCCGGTAAATCTTGATGTATTTGCCTTTAGGCATGTCATCGGTCACCGCTGGCATCGCAGCGCCTAAGGCGCCATCCGCGATGTTGTCTACGTAAGTGGTAGTTGTATTGTCCGAGATCGTAGCTAGAAGCAACAGAGATGCCCCGCCACCAACTGTTCTGTAGATTCTACGATTGACTGTCCCTGCCGGTCCCAGAGGAATGTTGCTAAGTGTCACCTGACGGTTTCCACCGGCAGCGCCGGTTGTCACCGTATTGCTAACCGCGCCGCAGGTGTAAGCATCCGTATCCATCGTTACGGCGTAGTAATAGGCCGCAGACGCATCTAAATTGGTTCCCCCTGCCAGAGTTACGGCTTTGCACGCGCCGAGCTCCCAGGCCACTACACCGTCCGTTTGCATGATGTTGTCTGAGCCGTTTGAGAAGATGCACAGGTTCTTATAGGTGGCAAAGGTAAAGGCCTCGCCGGAAGTCAGACCTGTAGCGATAGACGCAAAGGTTCCTCCGACATCCGTACCCACCTTCATGGTGCCAAGGTACGCCCCAAGCAGGAACTTGCTCGTTGTCGTGTAGAACCGGTAAAGCGCGTGAAACGGATTAGCTCCAACGCTTGTAGCGTTGTAGTACGCTCTCTTGGGACGTTTAACCACAGAACCAACCTCTTCGTTGAATCGAGCGTTCTCAGCCGCTTCAACCTTGTTGGTCTCCAGGAGGGTGTCGCGGTTAGTGCGATCCTGTCCAGGAACAAGCCTCAAGTGGAATGGAATGAACTCATCCGTTAACGGCATTTATAATTCCTCATCTGGATAACGTCTTCCTCTTGGTCGCTGTTAATCATGTAATCCTTGAGGCCTGAATTGAAGATCGACCGGGAGTTGTTCGCACGGTCTCCGAGCCCGCGAGACTCGAATCCAACGATCTTAACGGCCTCCACAATAAGCTCATGGAGGACATCAGGAATTTGCGGATAGTCTGTATCAGCGGTCATATCCGTTGGCTTAAACGTGTAGTACGCTTTTACGTATGCACCACCCACGTTATCAGAGTCAGGAGGCGGCCAGATCAGAAACCAATCCTGTTCATGATCGTAAGCGAACTTGTACGGTGCCCCGCTCGAAGCAGATAACCATCCATCGTTTTCGAGATCCAGCTCTTTTCGGTCAGTCTCTTCGAGCTTCCTCCAGGTATCGCCACTGACCTTGTAATACACCTCTGTGAACTTACGGGCTGTCGGGAAGTACGTGGACAGCGTGTACTCCATCGTGTCAACCACAGCCGTCATCGTTGATTTGGTTCGGAGACATCGTGTCCGGAAAGCAATGTCATCCACCGCATCATTGATCCACAGGTTCAATTCCGTATCACTCCAAAATGAGCTGGTGGTTTCACCCAACTGCTTCCGTGCTTTATTTCTAATCTCAGCTCTAGTCATCTTTGCCATAGTAACCTCAAAATAGCGCGAGAAACGCACTGATTGTTAACGAACTTGTTGATGGCGAACTGCTTGGCGAACTCGATGGCGAAGTGCTCGGACTCGCCGATGGACTTGTAGACGGACTCGGACTCGACGACGGACTTGTAGACGCTGATGTGCTCGGCGAGGCGCTAGGTGACGGCGACGACGACGGTGACGGGCTCGTTGACGGCGATGGCGAACTTGACGGTGACGAGCTTACCGACGTACTGGGAGAAGGGCTCGTAGACGGCGACGGGCTGCTACTCGGTGACGAACTAACTGACGTACTCGGTGACGGGCTCGTTGACGGCGATGGCGAACTTGACGGTGACGAGCTAGCAGAAGAGCTTGGGCTCGACGACGGCGAAGAGCTCGGCGAAGCACTAGGCGAACTTGACGGCGACGAGCTCGCGGAAGAACTCGGGCTCGTAGATGGCGAGCTCGAAACTGATGTGCTCGGCGAAGTACTCGCAGAGCTTGACGGTGACGATGACGGACTTGTGCTAGGACTCGGACTCGACGACGGACTTGTGGACGGTGATGAACTCGGCGACGTGCTAGCCGAAGTACTCGGGCTCGTAGATGCTGATGACGATGGCGAGCTTGATGGACTCGGACTCGAACTCGGACTATTGCTCGGGCTCGCGCTCGGGCTTGGACTAGAACTTGGACTTATGCTCGGGCTCGTGCTCGGGCTTGGACTCGTGCTCGGCGAAGCCGAAGCGCTCGTAGACGGCGATGCACTCGGACTCGAGCTCGGACTCGAGCTCGGACTTGAGCTCGGCGAAGTGCTCGGACTTGATGATGCACTCGTAGAAGGACTCGAGCTCGGACTCGAGCTCGGACTTGAGCTCGGCGAAGTGCTCGGGCTCGTGCTCGCGCTCGAACTCGGACTCGAGCTGGGCGAAGTGCTTGGCGATGGACTGCTGCTTGGCGATGTGCTTGGGCTCGTGCTTGGCGATGTGCTTGGGCTCGTGCTTGGGCTTGGTGAAGAGCTTGGCGACGATGAAGGCGAATCACTCGGTGACGTTGACGGTGAAGAGCTCGGACTCGTCGAAGGTGACGGACTAGAACTTGGGCTGCTGCTCGTTGACGAAGACGGGCTCGAACTCGGGCTGCTGCTCGGTGAAGAAGACGGGCTCGGAGAACTCGACGGTGATGTACTCGGCGATGGCGAAGATGACGGACTTGTACTTACAGAACTAGATGGACTGGTGGACGGTGACGGTGAACTGCTCGGACTCGTTGACGGACTTGTGGACGGTGAGCTACTCGGTGACGTTGACACAGAACTTGACGGACTCGTTGACGGCGACGGCGAGGACGATGGGCTAGTGCTCACCGAACTAGATGGGCTGGTACTAGGTGACGGTGAGCTGCTCGGCGACGTTGACGAACTCGTTGACGGTGAAGTGGACGCGCTAGTAGAGGGCGAAGAACTCGGACTAGTGCTTGGACTAGGCGAAGAACTGGGACTTGTAGATGGCGAAGAACTCGGGCTCGTTGACGGTGACGGACTCGAGCTCGGCGAAGTTGACGGTGAAGAGCTGGGGCTTGTGCTTGGACTTGTTGATGGTGAATTTTGTGCTGATGTATACGCAGCTGAATTCGGTGTAAAATTAGCCGTCCAAATAGCTTGCCCCTTAACAATTCTTACTTCATCCATCCATCCGTTAAGGGGTTGCCCTCCGGCAGTTGTTGCTCCAACGGCAATACCGATTGTTCCTTGAACGTCCCTTGCTGTTTCTCCCGTCGAATGTTGCGTCCCATCAACAAATACTTTTACAGTACTTCCAGACCTTGTTGAGGCAATGTGATACCAAGTATCCTGAGATGGTGTCCAGGACGCAGAGGCTACTTCATCAGTTTCGAGCTCTATTTTTAATTTGCCATCCGCCCCATAACGGATACCCCAATCACCCCCCGCGCCCCTATCAATAAAAACAGTAGCGGCAACTGAAGCAAACCTTACCCAAAAATCTATTGTAAAATCGCCTGTTCCAAAATCCCAATCAGCACTATCTGGTATTGTTAAATAGTCACCAGTACCGTCAAACAGCGCAGATGCACCACCGAACTTAGACTGCGCTGTGTCTATCTGCGCGTCACCAACAGCTGTCGCTGTTTTGGTATCAGTATAAGATGAATCTGTAAATGTGGTGGCCGCGTCTGACCCATCCGCGTGAAGCATCAGGACGCAATCTGCACCGAAAGTTGTTGTAGAGCTATTGGCCACTTCTACCCCTTAAAGCTGTTTAAGCGCGTCTGTATGTGGTTTACCTAGGGTTTCGTACTTAATTCTTATGCCGTCCCTAGCCGCGTTACATTCCTGAACCTGAAAATCAATAACAAGCTGCTCCTCTTCAGCTCTACGAAGAGCTGCCAATTTCTGAAGCTCAAAATTTTGTTGGTACCTTGCATAAAGGTTGTCCAGAAATTCTTGTTTACTAAGCATGTGTCACCTCGTTTTTAAAACTATTATTAAAAATGTTAACCAACTTCTCAGCCGTACCCCAATGAGGAATGTCATAAGCCCGGATCTCCGCATGAGACTTCCATTGCTGCTTCTGTCGCTCATCAGTGCCGAGCGGGTGGTTTACCTGGATGATCGAAACCCCTGATAGAAAATCCACTTGCTTCCTGCGCTTAACATGCAGCCTGTCTTCGATCCTAGCGCGGCCACACTCACCCATCTCGCTGTCAGGAGGATGACCGTTGTACTTGTCGAACCGTTCCTGAAGCGCTTCGATCAGCAGCTCTCTTGGAGCGATGAGCGAACAATTACTTATGCGCTGTCGCAGAGAATACAAAGGCTCGCCCCAGCTAAAGAGCGACCACCTATTCCGGTTATACGCAAACTCATCATCTTGCGGGCGGAACTTGAAGAAGTGGCTCTCCGAATAAAGGCAGTCATCTTCAACCATCGCCACATATTTTGTCGTTGCGATCTTGGCGCCTCGTAACATCTGCCGGTAGATGTTCGTATAACCAGGCATGTCCGTGTCAAGAAGGTTAAGACCGAGATCCATGGGCTTGCGCGTAATGGAGATCATTGGCATGCCACGGCTCGCTCTGTCTAGAACGCCTCTGTGGTATTCAACCCACGCCTCAGGGAGTTTGCTAAGCGAAATGTATATCCCTGTTATGTCCATACTTTGCAACCTGCTTTTTATAGAACTGGTTTCGTGGTGTTGCACGGCTCAGATTATGGAACAAACCTTTTGGATTAAAGTCCACATCACCGCACAGCTTCCCTGTTGGAAATGTGTAAAGCGTCGGGCGCTCTGTATGGACGTGATAAATGCCAGCATCCACCTTCTTCTGCCAGACTGATTTGAAATAGCTGTCCTCGCCTTGAGGGTACTGACGATTCAGAACACGATACTCATCGTACCCGCCAAGCTCTAGGAAGATGTCTTTGCGCATCGCGTACATATTCGGGTGAGGCGTTAAGCCAAACCCTCTCACCATGTACCGGCTTTTTGGATAGCCCCACTCGAACAAAGTCTCCGGATCCTGACAGAAGCTGCCATCTTCAAGGATCACCGCAATCGAACGGAGGAACTGAACCTTGTAACCTCCAAAGGTTCTGACCATATCAAGAAGCTCTTTGTTGATGAAGTGGTCAAGATCGAAAGCTAAGATGTATTCACCCTTCGCGATTGCAACGCCACGGTTGCGCGCAATGGACGCTGTCCATTTCCGCTCCGGCCATTCAAGGCGCAGGATCCTGACAGGAAGACTGCCATGGTATTCGAGAGGAACCTTACTCCCATCATCAACGATGATGATCTCCGTGTCGTCAGGGATACCCATCTTCTCCATGTAGAGAAGCTGACGGCGCAAGATCTCATGACTGTCCAGGACTGAGATAACGATTGATACCTTCATGATTTCCTCAAGAGCCAGCCACCCATAGACATCGCCGCAATGTGCTTACGAGCCACATCGACCAGCTCGAAGCGTTTGGTTCTCTTGAGGAACCAGTCGCGAGCCTTCATGGGGTGATGAGACTCACCGTACTTGTTTAAGCAGTCCTCAACGACCATGTATTGCCCAGGCGTTACGATCTTGCTGTAGCGGTGCAGCTCCCACATCACATGGTGAAACGAGTGGTCTGAATCAAGAATGACCATGACGGACTTGTCCCCAACAATATCCTTCACCTGCCTGAGGATCTCTTCGCTCTTGGAGTCACCGGTTAAGTAGGTGATCCATGGGTGTAGCGGCCTAGCAAGGGCCTCTACGTCGATGCTGATCACCCTTCCACCACCGTTGAGCGTGCACATATCAGCGAAGAACACCGTTGATCCACCCCATTTTGTGCCAGTCTCAACGATGAAGTCCGGCTTCTTCTCATGGATTGCCTGCTGATAAAGCGAGAGATCAGCTGGGAACTTAAGAACTCTGTGACCGCGCCATCTGATAACGTTGCCTCCAGGCTTAATCGTGTGCCGGTACATGCTCACAAAAGCCTTCTTGCGCTCATCCTCGTTAGGCTCCATATAGTTGGCATCCCAAGTAGGCGGTCTAAATTTCTGGATAACCCACTCTAGCTTGCGCGTAGCGAGAGGCCATTTATCATTAAGCCAAATGTCTTTGCTGTAGTCGCGGGCCCGCTCGATCTGATTTCCAGAGATAGGGTACGGAAACCCAGGACCACTGCCGCCTCTGAACCAATGAGCGAACCAAGTGTTCTTGTTAACCTTTAGAGAGCCGCCTGATAACCAAGCCTTGAGTGAGACTTCGATTCCTTGCTGCCCCCAGCCTCCATGGTGCCCTTCATCGCAACCACCCTGAGCCAGGAACCGGGACTTGTGCATAAACCATCCTGGGCCCATGCAGCACATCACATCGTCAATCATCTCTGGCTTACGGCGGTGCTCCCTGTATTGCTGGCCTGTGAAATAAGCAGCTCGGAAAGGACTCTCAGTGTGGTGAGGGCTCGTAAAGTACATGTAATCCGTCACTTTGTGCAGCTTCGGCTTCCACGTTGCGATGTCGAGATTGTACATGCGCGGGATAACCGTCCAAGACTCATCGCAGTTCTTAGCGAGCTCAACGTCAAAGCCTGGAGCCACAGCGCAATGGGCATCCAGCTTCATGATGAACTTACCTTGAGCGATTGAGACCCCGTGGTTTATACAGGCTCTTTGACCGATAGCCGTTTCATGATGGACAAATTTAACCCTTGCGTCGTCAAGGACGATCTGCGGTTCAGGGATGTATCCATCCAGCTCAGCAATAATCTCGATATCACCATGAGCGTTCTCGAGAATATTGCGAATAGTCTTCTCTAGATACACCTCATTCCTGCTAGGAATGATGACGCTAAGCATCAGGAAATCCCATTCATCAAGGCTATAACGTCCCATTTCACATCATCGGCGTTATAGATAGCGCCCATGTAATCGGTCACAGCCGCTGTGGTTGAGAGAGTTACGCTCCCGATGTCTGTAGCAACGCGGAAGATTGCGTTGAGAGATATGGTTCTGTTGCCTGTTCCGTCCTGCTTAAAGCGCCAGACAACCTTCTGTCCGTCCGTTGGGTTGGTCGGGGCGCCAAGAGTTCTGTTGCCTCCAAGCGTCACCGTGAACACATTGCCAAGCGCAGCGTTGGTAGCAATCGTGGCCGCATCCGTCAGTGCAGAGACCTTGCTAGCAATGGTGCTATTTTTCACCAACGTCATCGTGGTCGAACCATCTGAGTTCACAACCAAAGACTGCGCGGCCGCGTCCGTATCCGCAGCGATAATCCTATGCAGAAGGGAATGACTCGTCCCTGCTGCGCTGCTACGCTTCGTTGTCGCTGTAGGTTGAGCTACTGACATAAATCCTCCACTAGAGCCAAATGGTTAATTCGCCACCATCAATGTCGTCAACATACAGCCCGTTCGGACAGTTCCACGTTCCGCCTTCGAACACAACGAAGGGCCCAAGGTTATCCGCAGTTGCTCTGAAAGCAAAAACAATATCCCCGCTTACGCGCTCTCTCAGCGTCAAATCATCAGCCGCTGCAATGTCCTTACCCGAGACCTCCGTCCCAGCCCAGATCATTCTCTTAATATGCAAAGGACCTGCAAGTTCGGTGTCCGCCGTATCAATAACGATCGGATTCTTAGTTGTTCTGTTTGCCATTATTAACTCCTGCGCAAGCGCTCTTGTGACGGCATGGTGGGATCACCCGGCTCCAGCTGACGCTGAAGCTGCTTCCATTCCTTGATGGCGCTGCTATTACGCTTCTGCCATTCATAGTTCTGGCGGATGACGCCCGGGTACTTACCAGGGTTTCTCATCTGGTCCCGGGTAGGCATGCCTACTGTGAACTGTTCTTCTAACTGCTTCGCACGGTCGGCTAGCTTGTCTTTAGCGAGCCCGCGAACGTTTGCTGGACTACCGGCCTGAATTTTCTGGTCAATGGCCTTAGCTTGGCGTCTAAGGGCATCCTTGTCGATCGAACCGCCACGAGTACCAGACCCAGCACCCTCATCGATTTCCTTAAGGGCTGCTTCCAATTCCCGTTTCTCTTCCTGTAAAGAGGTGATTTCTGAATTTGCTAGGATCTGAGTCTTCTTAGGCGCTGCCATATATCCTCCGGATAGTTAGCCGGGGGTTTTTACACCCCCGGCATTTGTTAATTAACTTACGCAGCAGCTGCTACGGTTGCACCAGAGATCAACGGAATGTACGTCAATCTCCAAGTAATCGCTCCCGTATCCGCCGCATCAAGAACTTGTGACAGAGTGAGAGCGGCTTGAGCATCACCAACAATAGCAACGTCAACTTGCTGAGCACCCGTAATGTTCGGGATCGAACCAACGACAGGTGTCCCACCAGTACCGTTGAGGATATTAGCGCTAATTGACGTGAGCGCGTACATCGTACCGACAGCGTCGCTATCGATGGTCGTCGCAGCGCAAAGGTCAACGGAGTTCGTAATATCACGAATCTTTAAGGTCGCAGCGCCACCAACAACCGTGGTCACTTCGCCGGTCAGAGACGTAATCAGAACGCGCCCAGTAACGGTGAACAAATCATCCGTACCGGTTCCATCAGCAAGGTTACTCACCTTTGTAACGCCAAACCCTAAACGCGGGTTGTAACCAGCGAGAGGGTCCATCAAGGCTTCGAGGCGCTCAAGGACGGAACCGTCCACATTCGCAACGACAGACGATGAAGAGAAGGCATTGTCGGAATCATTGACTCCAATCATGCCAGCAAGTCCGGCTGCGGTATCTGAAACGGTCGTACCATCTGTACCAAGAGCATCTACGAGAGACTTGTTCGATGCCAGAGCCGTTCCCGTTCCCTTAT